TAGCTATAATGTAGATGGTGAAAAGCCATTTATGAGTATCTTATCTAATTATGGTTTTGGTGAAAAGTCACTAGATAAGTTGGTTAATGAGGGCTTTTTAGAAAACAATCATGTATTTTCAATAATTAATCGAATAGCTTCAAGTGCTGCAGATATACCAGTATTAATAGAAAATACTTTATCTGATGGTACTATTGAAGTTATTACTGAAGGTGATTTTTACAACTTTGTACATAATCCTAACTCAGAAAACAATTATAAATCATTTACTTATGCCTCTTTAGTCTATCAATTAGCTACTGGTAATGAGATTCAATACGCTGTTAAAGGTATTGGTTCTAGTCATTTTTCTGAGAGGTGGAACTTAGCACCTCAGTTTATTACTCCTAAAGTTCAAAACTTAATTACTGGACCTAAAGCTATTTCATATAGATATAATTACGCTGGTAAAGATTACCCTTTAGATATTGAAGAGGTTATGCATTTAAGGAAGTTTAACCCTGATCCATCTAGTAATGACTCTGTAATGGGACTTAGTCCTTTAAGTGCTGCTTACCGTACTTTATCTGCTTCTAATGAGATTCTGACAGCTGATGCTTCTTTAATAAAAAATAAAGGTGCTATTGGGTTATTAAGCTCTAAAGGTAATAGACCAGCAACTAAAGAACAAGGAGATCAAATTGACAAAGCATTGAAGACTAAAATAGGTGGTGGAGAAAACTATGGATCTATTAAAGTTACTTCAGGTGATTTTGATTTCATAAAATTTGCAATGAGTCCTTCAGATTTAAAGATACTAGAAAGTGGTATTGTGAAGTTGAGAGATTTATGTTCTATTTATGGTGTTAAGTCGAGAATGTTTAATGATCCACAAGGTGCTTCTTTTAATAATGCTAAACAAGATACTAAAGACTTCTATGTTAATGGTGTTATGCCTCCATTGAATAACGACTTGGACCACTTCAATAAGTTTTATGTTGGTGGTTGGAATGATAGAGATAATGCTAATTATAAAGTAAGTGCTGATGTATCTAGTATTGAAGCACTACAAGAAGATAAGAAATTAGAAGCCGAAAAGGATAAGATTGTAATGGATGGTGTTAATATAATACTAAATATGCCAATTGGCCCTGAAGGAAAACAAAGACTATTGATTGATAATTATGGTTTTGATGAAGAAACTGCTATAATTATTACTAATATACAAGCAAATGAAGAATAAAACATTACAACAAAAGTTGTCAACTCATTTTGGAGTTAAAACTATTGAGGGTTCAGCGTCTATTAAGAATGTTGATGCTGATAAAAGGACTGTAGAATTTATCGCAAATACATACTTCTTTATTGATTCTGATCAAGATATGCTAATTGCTGGATGTTCTTTAAAGTCAATTAATGATAGAGGTCCTAAATCAAATGCTACAGCAAAAATTAAGCATCAATCGGATCATGTTTTAAATACTAAGAATGTAGTAGGTAGGTTTGATTTAATTGAAGAAAGGAATATTGATGGTAAAGATGTTTTGTATTGTGAGAGTCATATACCATCTACATCTAAAGGTGATGATGATTTAATAAACTACCAAGAAGGATTATATGATAATCATTCAATCGGTTTCAGATATGTTAATTTAGTTAAGGCTGTTGCAAACTCTACTAATGAAGTCGAACGTAAAGCGTGGGATGAATTTTACCCTAAAGCATTGAATCCTGAAAAGGCTGATGAAGTTGGTTTTTTCTGGGTAATTAAAGAGATTGAATTATTTGAGATTAGCGTAGTTTCTTATGGTGCTAATGAACTTACACCGACAATAGGTAGTAAGTCAAAAGATAAAAATGAAAAGATTAAATCTAATTTATATGATAGGTTAGATAACTTAAAAATACAACTTAAATCAAGCGTGGAATCTAAGGTAATGAAGTCATCTTTAATGATGGAGTTACTACAGATGAAGCAAATTATTACCGATTTGGAATTAGTCGAGCCATCAGAAAAGGATACTGAAGAAATTCAGCCATCTAATAATGATACTGATGAAGAAGGATCAAAACAAATTAATTTTATTACTAACCTTTCAAAACATTATAAAAATGAAAGAATTTAAAGTGAAATCTTCTGAAGAAATAGCAAAGCTAACTGAAGAAGATAATGCAAAGTATTTTGCTGAATTATTAGAATGGCAAACAAAATCTATCAATAAATTGGTAGAAGAAAAAACTAAAGAAGGTGCTAAAACCGATGAATTAGAATTAGAAATTAAAGCTCTTAAGGATGCTAACATTTCTGCAATGAAATCTAGCCTTGAAACACAAGGTGGAATGATTGCTAAATTAGCTAAAGAAGTTGAAGCTAAAACAGTAGGCGAAAGTGTATCTTTTAAAACTGCTCTTTATAATGCTTTAACTGAAAAATCTGATGAGTTAAAAAAACTTTCTGAATCTAGTCAAAAGAATATTAGATTAGAAATTAAGGCTTCTCAATCTGCTGCTGATATTGATAGTGGTACTGATTTTGCTGAAATGGTTCCTGGTGTTGGTCAATTAGCTACTAGACAAACATTCATGCGTTCTTTGTTCAATCAAAGAAATACTACAAAAGAGTATATCAAATACAATGATCAAGAAACTATTGTAAGAGATGCTAAAAATGTTGCTGGTTGTGCTGCTTCAACTCATTTATCTAAAGTTACATATAAAGTTAGAACACTACAGATTACTAAAGTTCGTGATTATGTTGATGTATGTATCGACATGATGGATGATTACGAATGGGTTTCAGGAGAAATTAGAGATTTAGTTTCTACTGATGTTGCTTTAAAAGTAGATGAAGGTCTATTATTAGGTACTGATGTTTATCCTGAGTTAAATTCTGTTGCTGCTATTGCTTCAACTTTTGCTGCTGGTGCTTATGCTACAAGTGTACAAGTACCAACTTTAGTTGATTTAGTACAGGTTAGTTCTTGTTTAATTGATGATGCTGGGTTAAATAACAAATTTAGAGCAAATGTTGCTTTAATGAATCCAGCTGATAAGTGTTTAATGACATTAGAAAAAGATGCTAACAACAATTATTTAATCCCTAACTGGATCACTTCAGATGGAATGAATATTGGTGCTGTTAGAATTATGACTAATTCATTAGTTCCAGCTAATCAAATGTATATTATGGATTCTTCTAAAGGAACTGTTGTATCTAGAAGAGGTACTACTGTTGAATTTGGATTTGAAAACAATGATAACTTTGAGAAAGAGTTGGTAACTGTTAAGGCTTACGAAAGATTAAACTTTTTAGTAAGAAATGTTGATGCTAATGCGTTCTTACACGTTCCAGATATAGATGCTGCAATTATTGCTATTACAAAACCGTAATATCCTAATTACCATTCCAACACCTCACTATGAAAGTAGTGGGGTTTTGGTGGTAAAAACCGTTAACTATGAAAGTAAGATTTATTAAAGATCATCCAGCTGGAATAAAAGAAGGCACTGAAGTTATGGCTAGGAAGCACATAGCTGATGTTTGGATGACTGAAGGGTATATTGAATTAGCTGATGAAATTATCATGGTCGATGTGGAAAAGCAAAAAGCTTCTTCATTGATTGGTGTAGAAGTTTCAAAGAAAAAACAATCAAAACAATCGAAGTCTGGAAAGAGTAAAAAGAAATAGATGTCAATATACATTAAGGAATCAGATTTAAAAGGCCAAACTAAAACGGCTAAAGACATATTCACTAAAAGTGATATTCAATCTTATTTAGATAAGTTTGAAGTTATCTACTTACAAGATTTATTAGGGTGTGAATTGTATAATGATTTTGCAACTGATTTTTCTATATTGGGAAATGTTCCAACTGATCCAAAGTTTATTTCAATATGGAATATGTTTTGCAAAGATGATTCATGTCATATACATAGAAGTGAGGGTATGAAGGAAATGCTATCTTTATTTGTATACTTTGAGTATGTTAGGGATCAACCAGTAAAAAACAATATTGGAGGTCCACAAATAAACGATCAAGCAAATTCAAATGGAGCATTAACAACTCAAACAAACATAATAACAAACTACAATACTGGTATAGATACTTATAATTCTATTCAATGGTATATTTGTAGTAATCCAGATAATTATGATTATAACAATTATAATGGTCAATCAAAAGGTTTAATAGGATATATCTAAAAATATGAGTAAGCCACAAAAATATAAATTCGTTTTTACTGATGGTGTATCACATGATGCTACTGTTTCAGAAATTTCATTACCCCAGGAAATATGTTTTCCTTATGAATGGAGTGTATTTGTTAATCAAGTTGGACTAACAACTAGTGATTCTACATGGACCATTGAAGTATCAAATGATAACAACACTTTTTATAATTACAAAACTAATTCTTTGAATATTCCAGTAATTGATGCTTATGATGATACTCATTTTTCATGGACTTATATGAGAATAAACTATGATTCTAAGACAGAAACTAGTGGGACTGTTGAATTTGAAATCACTTTAAAATCTAATTAATGGCTATTGGAACGGTAATACATGGTGAAGATGCTGGTGGAGGTTCGGGTGTTGGGTATTTAGGAATTTTCACAGATTTCGATGCTTTAGTTTTAGCTTATCCAACTGCTACAACTTTATCATTGGCATACGTTCAGAATAGTCAAGGTACTGCGTGGTTGCCTGGTTCAATGTTAGGAACTTTCTATTCTAAAGGTACTTATTTATTTGATGGTGTTAATTGGGTTTCAGGACTTGATGAAGTTTCTGCTGAATTACAAAGTCTAATTGATAATGCTAATACACAAGATTTAGAAAGTGT